CTAGCCATCGAGCGTCCACGTGTCGTTGGACCCATCGGCATCGCCCGCGCCGGTGGGACTGATCCAGGACGTCCGCCCCGCACCCGAGACCACGAGCGCCGTGATCGTGATGTCGCCGGTCATGGGGGCCGTGCCCCGGCCGCTGTTGCCCTCGCCCCCGATGACCGGACCACCGAACGGGGACACCAGGACATCCGCGCAGACCGCCCACCCAAGGGTCGCGTGCCAGGCCGGCGCGATGGCGAGGAAGTTCGTGCCGCCATCGGCGATGAGCGACCCCGGCACCCACACCGTGCCGCCTGCATCGCCGATCGTGCCGATGACCGTGAAGTCGCGCAGATGCGAGGGTGCCGCGTTCGCCCAGCCGACCAGGAACGTGCCGCCGTCCGCCACGCCGAGCAGCGAGCCGAGCGCGCCGATCTCGACCCGGGCGCCCAGGATGCCCCCGATGCCCGACGCGCTCACCGTGTACCAGGCCTCCCAGGTGACACCACCCGGGCCCCAGAGTCCACCCCCGAGCGGGCAGCCCGAGACGGAGTAGGCGGTGTTCTGGCTGATCCAGGAGCCGACGTACGGGGTGCCGGACGAGTAGAGGCCCGCCCAGGCGTCCCCGACGAGCGAGTCGTGGCAGGACTGGCGGGCGGTCACCGCGAGCGTCGCGCCATCCGCCACATCCGCCTCGGCGTCACTGCTCGTGCCCTTGCGCTTCCGGGTGTTCCGGTTCGTGACGTCCCGGTGGCTGGGGCGCCGGCGCCGGCGGTCGCGGAACCGGACCTCGCAGCGCAGGTAGGCCTCGCCGTCCTCGTCGTGCGGATCGACCGCGGTGATGTCCACCGAGACGAGCACGATCGTCGTGTCGAGCGACCACAGGTCGTTCCGGAGGGTCGCCTTCATGCCGCCGCGGAGGCCCGGCTCCCAGCAGACGAGCGAGCCGTCCACGACCGGTGCCGCCTGCTCCGCGAGCGCCCGGTCACCGGCCCGGCTGCGCTGGGTGCTGGTCCTGAGGTCCCCGTCGTTGACGCTCCGCTCCTGGCGGCCCCAGGTCGCGATCGCGCCGGAGTCCGTCACCCAGCTCTGGTCCGACTCCCCCTGGACGTACACGGCGGTGGCGAGGTCGGTGGAGTCCCGGGCACGCCGGTACTCGGTGTAGGGGAACGAGGTGACGTGGTCGGGGCCCGTGTCATCGAGCGCGAACGGGGCCGAGACGACCTCGTCCCTCGCGAGGTGGAGGTCGGCGTCGAAGTCCAGGTGGTAGTGGAGGCGTGCCTCGTCGGCGACCTGGTCGAGCGCCTCCCGGACGGTCATCCCGTCGTAGGTCGCGGCATCGAGGGTCATCGAGGGTGGGTCCACGTGCGTGGTCGTGATCGAGAAGTTGAGGAACCCGAGGATCCACGCCACCCGGGCAGCGACGCTCTCGGCCGCACGCTCGGCGGGGTGGTCGATGACCGAATCGTCGAGCTTGGCGGTGTAGTCCTGGGCATCGAGGCCATACACCCGCGGACCCACCTCGGACAGCTGCGATTCCTCGACCGCCTTCAGGTGCCCCGCGAAGATGCGGGTCCCGGCGAACGTGACCCAGACCCGGTCCTCCGGCGCGAACACCAGCGACGCGTCCCGGTCGACCACGGAGCAGGAGAACGTGGCGAGGTCCTCGGGGTGCGCCTCGGAGATGAGCACCGAGTCGAGGGTCGGCCAGAAGTCGAAGCCGCGGGTCTGGTTCCGGAACCGCCAGGCACCACGGCTGGGGTAGGTCACGAGGGCGACCCCACGAGGCGGCGATCCCGTCGGCGCAGGTGCCGGCGGCGCTCCATCCGCCGCTCGAGCTCATCGAGCCCGGCGTCGTTCGCGATCAGCGTGCCGACGTGGATGTGGACCTCGCCACCACGCCCGCCGCCACCGACGGCGCCCACGGCGGCCCACGTGGCGCGGTCCGGTCCCCGCTGGTCCATCCACGCAGGCGCGCCCGGGTGGGGCGTCAGTGCGGCACCCATGCGCGCCCCCATCCGCTCGACGTCGCCGACCTTCCGCTCCATCGGTCCGAGCCAGTTCTGGACGAGGTGCGGGCCCCACGAGCGGATCGTGGACAGGGGCCCCGTCCGGGGTGGGTGGCTGAAGCCGACCATCCGGTGGGTGGCGGCCGCGAGGTTCCGGGCCGCGGCCTCGGCAGCCGCCTCCTGGCTCGCGATCCCCGAGGCGAACAGGGATCCCGCATGCGAACCCCACCGGTAGGCGGGGAGCGACGAGAGCGGCCCCGTGACCGCGGACTTCACGTCGGACGCGGCGGATCGCGTGTCGCCGACGCTGGACGAGAGCGCATCGGGCAGCGCGGACGCAGTCCGGTCCGCATCCTTGGCCACGCGGCGGGCGGTCGCATCGACCTGGGAGGTCACAGCGGTCCGGAGCCGGTGGGCATTGCGTCGAGCGTCCCTCGCCATCCGGCGGAACGAGCCGCCGACCTTCACGCCGGCCGCCGCGAGGTCGGCCTTGACCTCTCCCATCGTCTTCGTGGTCGTGCCTCGGAACTCCGCCTGCGCGGCGCTCACCTTGGCCAGCTGGTCCTGCCAGTAGGTCGCGGCGAGCGGATCGTTGGCGATGATCGAACGGCGCAGCATCCGGGTGGCGTGGTCGACCGCCTTTCCGAACTCCTTGAGGCGTGCGGCCCGGCTCATGATCGTGGGGCCCTTCGCGAGGGCCGACGCCACGGTGTCCCAGGCGCCGGCCACCTTCGAGGCGGAGCCGGCGATCCCATCTCGGATGCCCTGCGCCGCCTCGGAGCCGACCGCGTTGCCGGCCTTCCGCACCGCGCCCGCGTTCTGCTTCGCGCCGGCCGCGACGTTGGCGGTGACCTTGGCGCCGGCCGCCGCGGAGGCGCTGGCCGCGGTGTCGGCCGGGAGCTGGGCGAGGTAGGTCTCGAGGGCCTGGATCTGCTCCTGGTTGACCTGGGCGGGGTTGGCGCCGAACAGGCCGTCGATGGCCGAGCCGAGCACGTTGCCCTTGGCGAAGTCGGCGAACCCGTAGACGGCACCTTGGATGCCATCGAGGTTCTCGGGGATCGCCTTGAGCGCGGCGAGCTTCTGCTCCGCCTCGGCACGGGAAGGTGCCTCGGCGAGCAGCTTCTTCATCGAGTCGCTGATGCCCGCGGCGGCCTCGACGTTCTGTTGCCGCACCTCGCCCAGCTGCTTCAGCTCGTCGGCGATGAGCAGCGCGAGGCCGACACCGGCGGCCGCCTTGAACGCCATGCCGAACTTCCCGCCCGCCATGCCGCCCAGCGACGACGCCGCGTCACCCAGCTTCGAGGCGAGCGGGCCGAAGAGCCGGTCGGCGACGCCGACGGCACCCGCCATCGCGGACGAGAACGCCTTCCCGGCGCGGGTCCCGAGCCCCTTGAACAGCGGGCCGATCGCGCGGTCGAGCCCCAGGCTCTTCCCGAAAGTGATGGCGCTCACGGCGCCCGTGAGCACCGGGCCGACCTGCATCCCGAAGCCGCGCAGGATCGCCAGGCCCTGGTTGACCGCGAGCTTCAGCTTCGAGGTGAAGGTGGAGTCGAGGGCCGCCGCGGCGTCCTCGGTGCGTCCCGTCACATCGTCGAGCTGGAAGCCGAAGCGAGACAGGTCGCCACCGGAAGTCTGGAGGGCCTGCGCGAGCTTGGGCCCGGCCTTGGCGCCGAACAGGTCGATCGCCTTCTGGGCCCGCTCGAAGGGGTCGGCGGTCCGGGCGACGTCGACCAGGAGCGCCTGCAGCTCCTCGGGGGACTTCACCTTGCCGAGGGCCTTGGTGATGCCCGTCACGCCAGCGCTCGCATCGACGCCCGCCGCGTTGAACAGGTTGATGAGCTCGGTGCCCTGCTGCCACTGCATGTTGGCGGCCTGGAGCACGGGCGCCATCTTCGCGAGCAGGTCCTGCGATTCGGTGATCGACCCGCCATACGTCTGCTGCCCGGCGATGAGGGTGTCCATGATCGCGTTCGTGTCGGCCGCGGTCAGGTTCCAGGCATCGAGGATGTCGTCGAACGCGAGCACCGCATCCGACCCCTGCCCGGTCGCGCGCTCGTAACGGAGGAACGACGCGAGGCTCGCATCCGCGGCCTCCCCGGTCAGGCCGAGGTCGGTGCGGATCTTCGTCGCCGAGGCCGCGATGTCGTCCATCGCGACGAGGGACGAGCCGGCCGCCGCGTTGACGGAGTCCGCGAAGTGGCGGGCCTCCTCGGCCGATGCCCCGGTCGCCGCCTGGAACGCCGCGGCGCGATCCTCCATCTCGAGCGCACCCTTGGCCGCGAACGCGAGGCCACCGCCGATGAGGGAACCCGCCACCTTCATGGCCGTGCCCGCACCGGTGGACAGGCCGCCGATGGACTTCTCGGCCCGGGCGACACCCTGCTCCACGCCGGTGGCATCGAGCCCGAGCTTGATCAGCAGCGACGCGATCGTGCCGGGCATCAGAAGTGCACCCAAGCGGCGTACTTGACCGGGCCGAGCGCGCCGGGCATGGTGTCAAGGTGAAGCGGATGCTGCTGCTGGCGGTACTGGTGACTGCGTGCTCCGGGACACCGGCACCCACACCCTCCCGGACCCTGGGGCCGGGCGAGCGTTGGCTGCCGGTCGCGGACATGCCCGAGGTGTGCGCCGGGACGGGCCTGGATGGCGTGACGCTGCACGGGTCTCCTGACGATTCTCGGGTGACCTGGGTGGAGTTCGCGGGCCACAGCCGACGGGAGATCGCTTGGCCGCTGGGTTTCTCCGCGCGGTTCAATCCCGCCCTCGAGGTGCTCGACGGCCGGGGTCACGTGATCGCCACAGAGGGCACGCAGGTGGTCGGGCAATGCCCTACCCGAGACAGCAAGATCATGCTGGTGACCGAGATGGAGTACCCGCTGCCGACGCCGAGCATCGAGGCGTCTGCTGCGACCTGACCTCGTCACCGCTTCCGGATGCCGCCGAACGCGGCCATCGCCGCGTCGATGCGCGGCCGCAGGTCGGCGACCTCCCCCGAACGGCGTGGCACGCGGTTCGGCAGGAAGTCCCCGGGCGACCACGGGGTCTTGCGTCGCTTCGGGTCCCGGTTGACGTTCGCGATCAGCGCGAGCAGCTGCGCCAGCCGCTGGTCGTCCGCCCCGGAGCCGAAGGGCTCCAGGCGGGCATAGGCCATCCACTCCGCGAACTCCCGGCTGGAGACCGCGGCCTGGCAGGCGGCGACCGACCGATGTCCGAGCGCCAGCGTCAGTCGGAACCAGAACCGACGCTCGGGTCTTCCCCCAGTTCACGGGTCAGCTCCTCGACCTCGTCCTCGGCCAGTCCGGAGAGTCGCTGCGCCACCCGGAACACGCGCTGGAGGGCCGCGGCGTTCTTGCGTCCCAGCGCCTCGACCTGGGTGTCGCTGAACACCCGGCTGTCATCGGCCCTGCGCACCGACTGGGCCACGAGCTTGGCGCGCATGTTCCGGAGGTTGATCTCCCGGTCCTTGCCGCGGGTCTGGAGGAGCGACGCCTCGAAGGCATCCCGTTCCGTCCCGGTGAGCGAGCGGACGCGGAGGCGGAAGCCCCATTCCGGGACCTCCACCTCCTCGCTCGTGAGGTCGGGCAGGTCGAGGATCGACGCCGCGTCCTCGAGCAGGGGCAGGACGGTGGGTGCCGCGATCGCGGCCTTCGTGCCCATCACGGTGCCGGCGGTGCGAACACGGGCGCACCGGACGGTCGGAGCGTCACGTCCGCACTCAGGTGCCCGTCCACCGGCGCCGAGTTGCTGAACCCGGTGACGTAGGCGGAGAACGTCCAGGTGCTGCCGTCGGGGTAGGTCAGGACGTAGCTGTCGAGGGAGCGATCCGCCCAGGCCGCCAGCAGCCCGGTGTCGTTGTCGTGGGAGGGGTCCGACGGCAGGAACACCAGCGGGAACGTGATCTCGCCCGTGCGCTTGATGGTCGGGATGAACTCCTCGACCCCATCGGGGCTGTCGTGGTTGGTGATCTCGTCGGTGTCGGTCGACAGGTCCGGACCACTGATGTCCTGGACCTGCGCGATGTGCTGGAGCCCACGCTTGAGCGTGGTGCCGAGCGTGCCGATGGCCTCGCTCACGGGAGGTGCCTCCTTTCAGGCTGGGTGGTCATGGGATGCGGGTCCACTGGACGACGACGTCGAGCATCCGGCGGTAGCGCCCGACGTCCGGGCGCCAGTCATCGATCGAGGTGTCCACCAGCGCCGAGGCGATCGGGACGGGCCCCCAGGTGCCGGTGAAGCCGTCCACCACCTGCTTGACCTCCGTCGCCAGCAGCTCCGCCGCCCGGGCCGATTCCGCCCAGCAGGCGATCTGGATGCGGGAGCGCTGGAACGACGCGCCCGCGCCATCGCCCGAGTGGGCATCGCCGTGGCTGTGGAGCGGGCCCTCGCCGCCGACGAGCTGGTAGACGACGGCGGGCAGCGTCGCACCCTGGGGCAGCGTGAGCGGGTACACCCGATCGCCGACCGAGAGCACCGACGAGAGGTGGGCGTACAGGCCGTCGCCGAGGATCATCTGGCGACCCCCTCCGTCGCCTTGGCCAGCACATCCCCCGCGGCCTGGACGGCACGCTCCGCCGAGGCGTCGAACGCGGGTCGGGCGGAGGGCTCGGCCGGTCGGTCGGCGTCCCCGAACTCGAGGCGCGCGGCGTAGGCGATGGGCTGGTCGGCGTCGTCGAGTCCGGCCACCTTCCGGGGTCCGACCGAGCCCGAGGCGCCGGCCTTGGTCTTCGCGGCCCTGGTCGCGCCGTCCAGCGAGTGCTGGTAGTTGGCATCGAGGACCGGGACGCGCGACCGCCATTCCGTGGCGATCACGCCGCCGGCGGCCTGCAGCGCATCCTTGGACGCCTTCACCCGGACCGCGTCGTGGAGCCGGGTGAGGGCCGCCGCCAGCTCCGGACCGCCTTCCAGCGTCGCCTGGAACTTCGTGGACATGACCCGACCACGGCGGCCGATGACGTTGCTGATCCGGACGGCGCGGGCCATCAGGTGGCCACCTTCCGGGCGACCAGCACCGTCTCGCGCCGGCCCAGGGTCGGTGCGACCCGGACGATGTCGTAGACGGCGATGCCGTCCAGCACCACCATCTCGGGCCGGATCTGCGGGTGGTGACCGGCCAAGACGATGTCGAAGCGGTCCTCGATGGTGACGAGGTCCGGGTCCCGCGTCTCGTCGACCGCGGGCACGATGGTCGCCGCCACCGAGGCGAGCCCGGGCACCGTCACGTGGGTGTGGGTAACACCACCGGCGGGATCGCGGACCTCCACGGACGACTGGATGGCGACGCGGGTGCGGTAGCGCATCAGCGGGCACCCGCCGCGGCAAACGGCACCGAGCGTGGCACGGGCGGGTCCCCGGGCCGGATCGCCCGCAGCAGCTCGTTCCGCTGGCGGAGGTATCGGCCGTAGGACTCGGTCCAGCCGCCGGCGCCCTGGCTGGCCATCCCCGGCTGGACGTTGAGCTCGAGCTGCACGAGCTGGACCAGCACCGTCCGGCGGATCGCGGAGTCGTCGGTCGGCGTGTGGGTCACGACCGTCCGCTCGCCCCACAGCGCCATCGCGAGGCGCCGCAGGTAGCGGGCCTCGATCCGGTACTCGGTGGCATCGAGGTCGGACTCGATGCCACCATGGATGTCGGTGACGCTCGTGATCGCGACCGGGGCCTGGCGCAGCAGGAGCAGCGTCCGGCCCGGCGCGTTGACGGCCTCGGTGACGGGCACGATCGCGCCGTCCTCGTCGAACGAGAGCGGCCCCGCCCAACCGGCGATGGCCAGCTCGCAGCCGGCGAGGAGGCGCTCGAGCGCGGTGTCCGGGAGCGCGCTCTCCACGTGCTCCCGGAGCTCCGCCACCGTCAGGAGGCCCACGGTCAGGACGCCGGCACCAGGACCGCGAAGGGGAAGCGGGTCCCCTCGGTCGGGTTCTGGAGGCTGATGGGGTTGGCGACCTGGAACGCCACCCGCATCACCGCGCGCATGGCGACCGCGTCCTGCTGCGCGAGGTTGAGGATGACCTTGCCGTCGGCGTCGCTGATGACCGCCTCGGTCAGGATCTTGTAGCTGATGTCCTGGCGCACCGCGAGGATAGCGGCGCTGGTGTCGCCGGCGATGAGGTCAGCCTGGCTGGCATCCCAGGCGCCGTTGGTGGGATAGAGGATCGGCTCGCCGTAGAGCGTGCCGGGCGTGCCGGCCGTCAGCGAGGGCTGGAAGATGGGCTGGCCGTTGTCATCCCGGAGGCCCCGGAACGCCGCCTTCAGGCCCCGCCGGGCCCAGAAGCCGTTGACGTCGAAGCCGTCCTCCTCGACCTTGCCCATGACGAGGTTGACGTCCGCCGCGATGTCGCCGGTGGATTCGCCGACCTCGACCACGTTGCCGGCGGCGATCGCGGCCTCCACGATCGAGTCGGGCCAGCCCGACGGGGAGTCGGTGCCGAACAGGGCCGCGGCGTCGATCTTGGCCCCGAACGCCTCGACGAGGCGAGGTCGCACCTCGCCCCAGATGTCGAAGTCGGCGTCATCGAGGACGGCCTGGGGGATGGGCACGATGACCGCGAGCTCCCGGGCGTCGAGGTACTTGTTCGCCCAGTTCTGCTCGGTCGTCTGCTTGAGCCCGGTGTCGCCGTCCACCCAGTAGGCGACAGGCAGGACCGACAGCACGGGCAGCCGCTGCTGGGCGCGGCTCATCGTGGCGCGGCGGAAGGACGACAGGGCCACCGAGCTCGCGGGCAGGCCCTGGATGATGGTACGGCTCACGTCCTCGGGGATGAGGGCGCCGACGTCGCTGCGGTCGATGACGCTGTTGTAGACGGGCGGCATGGGGATCTCCTTGTCAGGTGCGCCCCGCGGCGCGGCGGATGAGGCTGTTCATGTCGGTGCCCGAGGCCGAGGCGCCCCGCTGGCCGCCACCGAAGTCGGACGCGACGCCGGTGCGGCCGAGGTAGGGCGAGCGGGCGAGGACGTCGGCGAGCAGGCGCTCGACGTTCTTGGGCGTCCCGTCGTCCTTGGTCTCGACCGCGGAGGGATCGATGAGCCGGATGGCGAGGTCGGGGTCCCGGAAGCCGAGCTTGGCCGCGGCCTCCAGGGCCGCGTACCGGATCGCCCGGTCCTTCTCCCGCGCGAGGACCTGTTCCCGCTCGGCCTCGAGCTCCGTAACACGGCGCTGGAGCCGCTCGGCCTCCGAGAGCTGCGCGTCGGTGACCCTGCGCAGGTCGGTGCGGTGCTTCGCCGCCTCCCGTCGGGCCTCGGCCAGCTCGCGCTGGAGGACGGCGACATCGACGGTGGTCGAGATGGGGTCGGTCGTCCCGGCGGCCGCCTGGGCCTGCGTCGTGGACTCCGGATGGATCGTGCCCGCCTGGGGCGGCGCGCCGGGCTCCTGGCCGCTGGTCGCGCTGGTGCTGTCGCTCATGGTACCTCCGATGCGATCGCGGCCGGCACCGCCGCCCGGGTGAAGCCGGCCCCGATGGGGGTGGACGTGTCAGGGACACGGACTGGCTCGGGCTGTGCCGCGCGCCGCTCGCGCATCTGGCGCACCTGCTCGGGCGAGTAGCCCAGCTGCTCCTGCGCGGTCTCGAGATCGATGACGCCCGCCTGGAACTGCTTGAGGACCGCGTCCGTGCGGACCGCCTCGTTCTGGGTCTCGGGGTCCCGCCAGATCGTCTCGGCGGAGCGCACCCGTCCCCGGGCGTCGCCCATGGCGAGGAGGCAGAGGCGCATGACCTCCTCCCAGCCCTCGCCCAGGTGGAGCGCGATGCGCCCGACCTTGCGCACGAGGCCGGCCTCGCTGGACTTGAGCGATTCACCGGACGGCGGGATGGCCTGCGGCTGGCCGAGGAAGAAGTGGTACGGGATGCGGGAGATCGAGCTGATGTGGCCGACCTCGGTTTCGATCATCAGCTTGTAGGGCAGCAGGTCCGTGGCGGCGAACTCGCCCACCTGCGGGAACGCCTGGTTGGGGTCCTCGGGGTCCGGACGGGGGAACGTCCAGAGCCGGTCGACCGCGGGCTTGAAGGGCTCGATGGGCCGGCCGGTCTCCGGGTCGACCGGGATGTCGATGCCGATCGCCCAGCGCTGGCGGAACGCCGCGAACTCCGATGCCACGAGGGCATCGGCACGGTACTTGTTGATGGCGTCCTGGTTGCTCATCACGCCCGCGATCTCGCTCCGCCCATCGAGCCGCACCGGGACGCCGGTCACCGACCAGGAGCGACCCGACAGGCGCGGCCGGTTCGGCAGCGGCACCACCGGCACGACGCCCAGCGGGTTCGGCAGCGGCCAGGGCTCGTCGGGGACCTCGAGCCGGGCCCAGCGGACCGAGGACGGCTCGAGCGGCAGGTCGCCGGCCGGGACCTCTGTCGTGGCGGTCGTGACTCTGGCGACCGAGCGGTACTTGAACACCGCGTCGGGCAGGTGGAGGTAGGCGACGAGATGGCCCTCGTCGTCGACCCAGCGCTTGAGCGCGGCGACCCGCTGGGTCCGGTCCTTGGCAGCGGTCTCGACCACGCAGTCGAGCGGGTCCTCGACCGTGACCACCGGTGTCCCGTCCGGCGAGGGCTCGACGATCGCGTAGGCGACGCCCTTCATGAGCGCCTCGGTATGGGCCAGCTGGGACCCGGCGTCGAGGTCGTTCTCCTGCCAGATCCGACGCCAGATGTCGGCGTCGCCCTCCGCATCGGCGAACCGGAACCCCTGGACCTCGAGGCGCTCCGCCGGCGCATCGACGACGAGGCTCATGAAGTTGGAGCTGAACTCCCGGAAGCGGCTGCCGAAGGCGTCCCGGAACTTCTGGCTCGCGAACGCGAGGGGCTGGTGCCCGTCGTAGTAGGCCTCGAAGGTCTCGAGGTCGGTCCGCCGGGCATCGAGGCGCGCGAGGAGGCGGGCCAGCCACCACTCGGGGCTGCCGGCGGGCGCGGTGCGGAGGTCGATCGTGTCGGGCATCAGAAGCCCACCGGCGCTCGCGGCACCCGCACGAACGGCTTCGGCGCCTCCTGCATCGCCATGGCCACGGCCATGACCATCGCGACGCAGGCATCGTTCTTGCGGGGCGTCACCTTCTTGGGCTTGGTGACCTTCATGCCGCGCTCCGTGAGGATCGCGGTCGTGTTGGCGACGTGCTCCGCGAGCACCGGATCGCCGTCGTGCGCGAGCCGCCCCGTGGTGATCAGCTCGAACGCCTGCGTGGAGGCCGGACCCATCGTCGTCGCGTTCTGCGGGAAGTCGACCATCGCGAGTCCCTCCTGCTCCAGGGTCTCCGCCGATTCCGAGAACGCCCAGCGGTCGTAGGCGAAGGCGGGACCCTGGAGGGCACGACCGGTCTTCTCGTCGCGCGCCTGGGGCGCGGGGAAGCGACCCCGCACGTAGCGCAGGTAGGCGCGCATCGATTCGGTGTTGACGCGGCCGGTGGCCGGGTGGGGCGGGAACACGCGCGAGCGGATCACGACCCGGTCCCCCTGCCGCTGGGCGACGACGATCGCGGACAGGTCGCTCGTCTGGCCCTTGTCGATGCCGACGCCCACCGGGAGCGCGGGGTCGAGGCCGTGGAGCGGGTCGTCGGGATCGGGGTCACCTGTTCGGCACGCAGACCAGGCGCCGTCCGGGAGCCACGCTTCCTCCGTGCCCACGAACTGGTTGAGGTGATACCGGCGCCAGTCGAGCAGCGCCCCACGGGCCCGGAGGCGGGCGTGCTCTTGTGCCAGGTACTTCCCGTCCTGCAGCCAGGAGGCCGGGTTGCAGGCGCGCCAGACCTCGGGATCCTCGATGTCGGCGTCCCTCGGTGCGCCATACCACCAGATGAGGACGCCGTTGGCGCGGTCCCGGTAGATGAGCAGACTGCCGCGGTCCTCGAGCTCGCCGGGGCCGTCGAACATGCTGGCGTGGAGCTCCACGAGGATGCCCGGGGCATCCACGCCCGCCGTGCTGATCCAGAGCGTGAAGGGCTGCTCGCGGGCGCCCGTCCCCGTAGTGAGCGCGGTGTAGAGGTCCGCGGTCCGATGGGCGTGGAGCTCGTCGATGATGTTCGCGTAGGGGTTGAGGCCGTGCTGGAGCGCGGCATCGGCACTGAGGCTGCGCATGACCCCGCCGTTGCGGGGGCACTCGATGAGCGTCGTCCGCACGGACACGTATCGGGACAGGCGGGGCGACTGCTGGGCCATGCGGCGGGACTGACCGAGCACGATGCCGGCCTGATTGCGGGCGGCCGCGGCGACATAGACCTCGGGCTCGGCCTCCCCGTCGGCGACGAGGAAGTAGAGGCCGGCGGCACTGGCCTGGACGGACTTGCCGTTCTTGCGGGGCAGGCCGAGGCCGACCTCCTGGTACACCCGGAGGCCGGTGGTCGGATCGACCTCCAGGGCCTCCCACCAGAACTCCCGCTGCCACGGTTCCAGGCGCAGGGGCTCGCGAGCCCAGCGTCCCTTGGTGTGGCGGACGTAGTGCTCGCAGAAGGCGGCGAAGCGGGGGCCGCCGGTGAGGGCATCGGGGACCACGGCTCAGACATCGCCGCCCACCACGCGCAGACGGGGCGGTGGCCCGAGGACATCCTCGATGTCCGTCGGCAGCGCTGACGCCTCCACCCGGAGACCCGCCCGGGCGGACGGCGACAGGCCCAGCTCCCGGGCGAACAGGCGGACGGCATCGGCGTTGTCCCGCACGACCTGGTGGAGCGGGTTCTTGACGAACTCCCCATCCCGCCGGAGGAGTGGGCTGGACTTCGCGTACAGCTCCGCGGCCTGGGCATAGCGGGCGACCGCCTCGCAGTAGCAGCGCAGGACGTCCGCATCGGCACCGACGATCACATCCGAGCCGCGCATCTCCCGGACCACGCGGCGCCACACCTTCTGGGCCTCGTCATCCATGCCCCGCGGCATCTGGGGTGCACCGGCACGGGGCAGCGGCTCCATCCGATTGACCCGGGACGGACGCGTCTCGCCGTTCCGGAGCTTCACGCCGGTCGGGGTGGGTGCGGGTCCACGGCGGCCCATCAGGCAGCCTCCGCCGTCGGCGCCGGGACGCGCTCCGCCTTGAGCCCCGTGAACTCCTCGAAGCGGCGGACGATGACGTCGCAGTAGAGCGGGTCGATCTCCATGAGTCGTGCCCGGCGTCCGGTCTGCTCCGCGGCGATCAGTGCGGACCCCGAGCCGCCGAACAGGTCGAGCACCACCTCACCGGGCAGGGAGCTGTACTCGATCGCCAGACGGGTCAGCTCCGTCGGCTTCTCGGTCAGGTGGACCATCGCCCGTGGGTTGACCTTCTTGACCGACCAGACGTCGGTGGCGTTCGGGGGCCCGAAGAAGCGGTGCCCGGCCCCCTCCTTCCAGCCGTAGAAGCACCACTCGTGGTTGCCCATGAAATCCTTGCGGGTGAGGACCGCGTGCTCCTTCACCCAGATCACCGCCTGGCTGAAGTAGAGGCCGGCGGCACGCAGGGCGGGCGGGTAGTTCGCGATGTTCGCGTAGCCACCCCAGATGTAGAAGGCACCGCCGGGACGGAGCACGCGGGCGCCGTTGCGGAACCAGGCATCCAGGCGCGCCGCGAAGTCCTCGTCGGTGATGAAGTCACCCACGAGCGGCCGGTCCTTGGCGCGCATCTTCCGGTGGGTCGGCTGGGCCTTCTCCGGATGCCGTGCCAGGTCCATCGACTGGTGGTGGGATGCGGGCGGCTTCAGTCGCGCGGCGTCGAACTCGTGGAGGCCGCGGGCGTTGCGGCGCTTCGCCTGGCTCGCCTCGAGCGCGGTCTGGTAGGAGGCGTCCCACTGGTCCGACATCCCCGCCGCGATCGCGTTGTTGGAGCGGGGCTCGACCTTCACGTTGTAGGGCGGGTCGGTGGCCAGGAGATCCACGGTCGCACCGTCGAGCAGCCGATCGAGGTCCGCGGGATTCCCGGAGTCGCCGCACAGCAGCCGGTGCTCGCCGAGGATCCACAGGTCGCCGGGCCTGGTGACGGCCTCGTCCGGAGGTGCGGGGACGTCGTCGGGATCGGTCAGCCCGGCCCGGACCTGCTGCGGTGCCAGCCTGGCCAGCATCGCGGCGAGCGCCTCGTCGTCCGCTGATGCCTCCGCGAGCAGCGCCGCGAGCTTCTCGTCGTCGGTGCCAGCCATCGCCGCGAGGGGGTCGAGGGCGACGAGGACGAGCGCCTCCTCCTCGGCGGTGAGCTCGACGTAGCTCACGGGGATGGTCGCCTCGCCCCGGGCCAGGGCGAGGTCGACCCGCAGGTGGCCGTCGACGAGATGGCCCGTGGTCCGGTTGACCATCACCGGGGCGACGACCCCGACCTGGTCGATCAGGCCGGCGAGTGCATCCCGCTGCGCCTTCGGATGCGTCCTCCAGTTCGCGGGGTTCGCGAGGAGCTGGTCGGGCGCCTCGTCCCCGATGCCCACGATCCGCGAGCGCCAGGGGCTGACAGCGGACGTGGTGGGCCTCGGCACGTCCTCGTTGTCACACCCGCCCGCGGGACGGTCAAGCGCGCCGCCGCACGGATGTTCGAGAAGCCGCACGGAAAGCGGATGGCGGGTCCGGGCTCGGTGTCATCACGGTGTCATCGCGCCCACACGCCTTGCATCACGGCGCGTCCCGAGCGACTCATGGACGCATGGACACCACCACCGCCACCGCGAAGGGCCAGCCGAGCGAGGTCCAGCGCCTGATCGCGCAGCACACGCGCGAGATCGACCCGCGCCACATCGAGGCCTGGATGCGGGTCGAGCACCCGACGCTCGACGGCCTCTCGCGCGAGGAGCTGCTCGGCGCCATGTACCGCGCCATCGCCGACCACCTCGAGGCGGGTGACGCGATGAGCGAATCCCTCGCCGCCACGTTCGGCCTCTGAGACGGAGCGACCCCGATGACGACCCGACCCCGCGACACCCGCACCGCGCTCGACACCTACATGGAGCACCACGCCGCCGCGCTCGCCCTCCTGGTGCGGATCACCGAGCACCTGGCCAACCACGACGACGCCCCCGCCGAGGGCCTCCACTGGGGCCACGTGGGAGACATCGCCGAGACCCGCAGGACCCTCCAGGAACTGAGCGACCGCCTCTTCTCCGAGGGCGAGTTCGCCGAGGTCGCCTGCCTCCGCTGCCCCGCGACGTTCCGGACCAGCCCCGAGCTCGACGCCCATTACCGCGCCACCCACTGACGAAGGAGATCCGCGTTGACCAGCCAGACCATCCCGACCTGCACCCTGTGCGGCCGCGAGCTTCCCGCCGATGCCATCGGTTACCTCGGCGACGGACGCCTCGCCTGCGTGGTCGTCCAGGCCTGTGAGGCACGCCGGAAGGTGGATGCCGAGGACCCCGAGACGCCCGCCCAGCGGCGCGCGGCCCTGCTGAGCGCCATGGAGGGCGGGTACGCCGCTCCCGAGGACTTCGGTCCGATCGAGGCGTGCGACGGGTTCCGCGGTGAGAGCGCCTGGGGTCCCTGCGCGGAGTGCGGGAAACGCCTCGAGGACCACGACGCCTGACGCCGAAACCGGGCGATCGCCCGGTCCGCCGGAGACCCCGCCCGGCGCTGACGAGGCAGGGGACCAAGGAGCACCACGATGGACAGCAAGAAGGACGCCACCACCCAGACCGCGAGCGGCATGCGCCGCTGCATCGGCAGCACCACGTTCGGGATCGAGGCGCACGAGGCGCCGGTCGACGACTTCCCGGTCCAGGCGAGCGCGAAGGATGGGCTCGGCCGGATGTGCAAGCCGCACTGGCGGCAGTACACCAACGCGCTGCGGAAGGCGGCCGTGTCGCGCAAGGCGGCGGAGGCCGCGACCGAGGCGGTCACGGAGCCCGAGCCGATCGCGGAGACGGAGTCGGTGACGGAGACCACCACCGAGCCGGACGTCGAGGCCGAGGCGCCTGCGCCCCGGAAGGGCCGCCGGTCGAAGGTCCAGGCGGAGCCCGAGGAGGTCGCCGCCGCCTGACCCACCCGATCCCCGCACGACGGGCCCCGGGCGCGAGTCCGGGGCCTTCCTCTGTCCGGTGGTATCCGTGCGCGGCCCGCGGGACACCGCGGCATGTGGGCGCCCTGTGGCGCCCCCGGTGGCGGTGGTCAGCTCGCCGCGGCTCCCGGGCCGTGGTCCGTCGGCACTTGACCCGGTCCGTGCCGACGCGGACCATTCGAACCCCATGCCAACTGTCCGAACCGCAGGTCCCTGGTGAGGTCGCTCGCCTCCATCGCGCTCGTGCTCCTGGCGGCCCTCGTCATCGGCTGCGACCGAGCGGCCGTGCCGACCAAGGGCACGATGCCCCCCGGAGATGTCGATTGGCGCAACGCGGCGAGCGTCGCGCCCGACTTCATCGCGGTGTGGGACCGCGACGGGGTCCGGATCGCGGGCTACGTCCCACGCTCGTACCTGTTCCCGGCACCCACGGTCGTCCCCATCGGCGCGGAGGATCCCCCCATGCCGGTGTACGCCGCGGATCTCAGGACGCTGGTCGGCCACATGGTGGCGGGCAAGGGGTTCGTCCCGGTCGGGGTCGACCCCGCTTCGATCGCGGACATCCCGGTCGAGGCGGGTCCGGCCGGTCCGGTCGATGCGCCCTCCGGAGGACCCCTGCCGGGAACCCTCGCGCTCTACGTGCGGACCGAATCCTCCAGGACGGCCTGGTTCGGGCAGCGTCGCGGCGCCGGCTTCGTCACGGCGACGGGGTTCGACGCGGATGGGGCGGGCTGTTTCGAGCTCGAGGTCGGGGATGAGATCGGGCTCTACGACCGGAGCCCCGACGACCCTGCCGCGGGGCGCATGCGCATCATCGAGACCGTCGACGGCGGCGAGCCAGCGGGCATGGCCACGTGGGTCGTGATCACTCGCGGAGGGGTCGTGACCCAGGGGGCCGGCAAGCCCGAATGGTGGCCGTGGGAACCGCCGTGCTGATCGCGGCTCCGTAGCCGGCCCATCCGGCCGACCGGGAAAAATGGCGAAACCCGGCCGCGCGTACACGCTACCCGCGCGTCATCCCGGCTGCCCGGCCAGGTGAAGTACCTACCCCAGGCTCTGCCGGACGCCAGGTGGGGAAGGGTCCGATCGCTTGTTTGCGGCGTGTAACATGCGCGCAGCCGTATGCACGTCGCCCTGGGACATGCGTCCGGAGCTCGTCGCCTGCGGTGCAAGCACCTGACTGGGCTCGCCAGACTCACGAACCCGGGTTCCGATTGACGGATCTCATGGCGTTGCTTCGAGCCCTTCAACAGGGAGTCGCACATGCGGGCCGTGTTCACGGTGAGTCTGCGGCCGTCCACCCAGGAGGGTCAGCCTCGGTATCCCTCCAACGATGACATCGTCACCCTCCTCCGAGGGTTCGGGTGGGAGACATCCGACCTGCATGACGTGGAGCCAAGCGAACGGCCCGCTCGATACGAGCGAGAGGCCACGCGGATCCTCAGCGAGATGCCGGAGCTCGCGGACGACGGCAAGGAACCCCATCTGCCGACCGAGATGGAACGCCGCCACATCATCTTCTGGGGCTTCTTCGCCGCGGCGGACGAACAGACCGAGTTTCTCGTCACGCGTCCCAGCGAGAGCCAGGTCAACTTCCGCCTGTTGCACAAACAGCTGCCGAACCTGCAGCGGTCGACGCTCCGCGCCGTGCGTCGGCTCCGCGCGACGAAGCTGGGCGGTCAGAAGCTCGACATCGCCAACCGAAGCGTGCTCGTGTACGAGCGTGGTTTCAACCACGTCGTGATCCGTGGAAGAGTTCGTGGCAACTCCCTCCGCGAGGCCGTATCTGCCAACGCGCGGGAGTTCTTTCTGTTCGTCGTGGCTGCGGTGGTCGTGGTGCCGCTGTGGCTCCTCGCCGGAGGCGCGGACCGTGCGAATGACCCCTTGTGGACGGGCACCTGGGACCGGCTCTCCACGGTCGCGGTTACGACGGCCGTTGTGAGCCTGCTGGGCTTCCTCACGACCGTCTGGGACATGGCACGACATCGCGTGGTCTTCTGGGACGTCGATCAAGGTAAGTACCGATAGACCTGTCAGGACGCGGCCGCCGACGGCCAGGTCGTGCGCCGAGGCACCTACAGAGGAGCCCGACCCTGCCACTGCAGCGGCCGCAGGGAGTACCTGTCGCGCTCGATCGCGCCCGGGTACCGGCGAACGTCCGCGTGCGTGCGGTTCGCCACGTCGATGCCGGTGACCACGAGCAGCTCGTAGCACGACGCGTTGTCGACCGAAAACCGGCGCTCCCCCTCGCTCATCAGGAACACCGGCTCGAGTGATCGGGTGGACTTCACCTCGACGTAGCGCACGGGCACCGTCGCGGTGCCGACCAGGATGTCGAATCCCGGGTTGTTCTTCGGCATCGCCTTCACTGGCTGGCCAGGGTAGGCCTTGCGAACCACGCCCAGTGCCACCTCCATCCCGATTGCATCGACCGCATCCGCATCATCCGGCGTCGCATAACCACCCTTGGCGGGCCCAGCCGGTGGTGTGGGTGTGGCTGGTGTGGACGCTGGAACGATGGATGCCGACTCGACCCACTGTCGCCAGGCGGTCGGGGCGAGCGCGAGGGCATCCTCGAGACCGTATGCAGGGTCCCAACGCGCCGCGATCCAATCCCATGGAAGCCGGTCGTCGTCGAGCGCGATGAGGCGCATGTCGAAGCGGTAGTTCGAGAACATCCCGCCGTCGGCCCCCGGTTGGGTGACGGGCTCCGCTCCCACGATGAGCAGGATCCCCTCGAACCGGACGTGCCCGTTCTGGCGACCCTCGAGTTGCTGAGCCGTGAAGTAGAGCAACGGATGCGCGCGGACGCGCTCGGCCCGCGTCGCCGCGGTGTGCAGTGCCGTGGTGGCGAGCAGGACCTTGTTGCCCGGTGCGTCGGCGGCGTCCGCGAACGCGAGGTCGGGACGCATGTCGCCGTAGTAGGTGAGCGTCGCGGCGGCCGGATCGAGCACGTCGTGCCAGGGTGTCGTCTCCGTGCCGGCCTTGTACGGCGTCGTGCGGAGCAGGATGGCGGGCTTGCGCTCCGCGCGGTCGGGTCCCACCACGCTCAGCATCGAGTTGATGCCCCGCTCGAGCCGCACGATTGGCCGGTCGGGGACATCGGGACGCTGCACGACCCAGTAGAAGTTCTGATGCGGGCAGGCATCCGGCTCGAGGACCTCGGTCGCCGCGACGGTGGGGTATGTCGCGATCGTGTAGGTCGGATAGCGCAACGTCTGTCCGACCGAGATCGTCCTTCCTGTCGGCTGCATGTCCGATATCCCCTCCACCGATGACTCGCGAGGGATCGACTCTACAAGGCGCTGGCCTTGCATGACACCGAGAGGATGGTCCGCCCATCCAGCGGGTCAGCGTGGTCGGCCGATCCGCGTGACCCGCCCGAATTCCCGGTCGAACCGCGCTGACTTGAGCCGATGATGCGCCGCGCAGAGCGACTGCAGGTTCTCAGGGTCGTCGCTTCCTCCGTAGACCTTGGGTCTGATGTGGTCCACCTCGGTCGCAGGAAGGCCGCAGGGCGATCGGCCTACGGTCGCTCTCCATTGGCACAAGGGGTGACGGAGCAGTTGGTACGCCCGGTGTGACTGCCATGCGGAGCCGTAGCCGCGCTCAGCGGTGGTGCCACCTCCGCATCGCAGACAGCGACCGGCTCGAGAAGTAACGCAGAGACAGCCAGGGCAGGGACGGCGAATCGACATCACGTCAACGGATGCCCACTCGGACGGGCCGATGGTTGTGCGAGACTGAGTTGACCACCCGATGCGTCCGCGCGGAGGCCCACAGCGCTGGGAAGACGCGCAAGGGTCGCCGAACAAGAACGTGCGCAAAGGGAGACCACGCAGGTGGACCCGAGGCCGCGCTCGAGACTGCAGGGGATGCGATGACGAGTCCGGTCGGCAAGGTCTTCATCTCACATGCGAGCACCGACAAGCCCTTCGTGGACCGCCTGGTCCAGGACCTGACGTCTCGCGGCGTGCCCGTCTGGTACGACAAGCTCGATCTCAAGGTCGGCGACAGCATCCCGGGCGCCATCAACGAAGGACTTACCGCCGCCAAGTACTTCTTGCTCGTCCTTTCCAAGGCGTCGGTCGGGTCCCGATGGGTCCAGGAAGAGATGAACGCTGCCCTGATGCATCAAGTGGCCTCGGGCGGAACCTTCATCGTGCCGGTGATGCTCGAGGACTGCGACGTCCCACCACTCCTGAAGCACCGGCGTCATGCTGACTTCCGCACGGACTACGGTGCCGGACTGACAGACCTGCTTGCCGTCTGGGGAATGGATGCCCAGGCCGCTCAGGCCTTGAATTCCACCGCGCTGTACCCGTGGCCTGATCTCGATGCGTCCGATCAGGACTTCGTGTACCTGCACTCGACGCGCTTCGCGAAGTTCTTCCGGGTGGGATGCGACCTGTCCAGTCCCGCCGAAAAGCTGCTGGACGACATCATCAAGGCACTCGACCTCCCGTGGACGAACGACATGCCGCAGTTCGGATTCCGTTGGTCCTTCAGCTATGGGTTGGCGTTTAAGGACGAGTCGATGGCGCTCTCGCAGAAGCTGCGTGACGCCGGAGTGAAGTCTGGCGATGTCGTGGAGCTCTCCGTCCAGGGGACCTATCAGGACCTATGGACGAACGAGCTCGAGAACATGTGGGACGGCTCCAAGATGTACAACATGTTGTTTGCGAAGCAGCGCGAGGCGGAGCTGCAGCAACAGATCCGGGACCGGGGCCCTCTCACTCGAGATCGCCTTAGAGCGATCGCGAACTCGGCCTTCGACCACATCTAG